AGAGCATCTACATTTACGTTGACGCTTGTTGTACCTCCAAGTGCATGGTTTGGTGTAATCATTCCAGAACGAGTTGGGCTAAATAATTCTGGGCCACGTTCTCCTACTACATACTTGCCGCCAGCTTTTACAGGACCACCATCTGCTTTAGGAAATATTCTTCCTAATAAACCTTCACCTGGTTTAAAAGTTCCTCCTATATTTCCAAAAATACCTAAATTAAGAAAAGAATTTGCCATATTTGCCAGTATGTTACTTAGTACCTCGTTTAGACTCTTAGCCCCTGTAATTAAATCCTTTAAGCCATTACCTATATCTTGAGCGATTGTATCTCGTAATTGAGTGAAAGCGTCTACTGTTTCGTTGGCAGCGTCATTTAAATTTTCAGTTTCTTTTACTAATTTAGTAGTGCCTTCAACAGATTCATCTATTTTATCTTTTTGTGCTTCTAAAGTAGTAAGTCTTGTTTGGTCTGCTTCACCCAATTCTCCTGTTCTTGCTTGTTCAGCAAGCAATAATTCTATTTCGGCATCTATAAGAGTTTTAGCTAAACTTGCTTCTTTTTCTAGGGCAGCAATGGTTTTAGCGATTGCAGGGTTTAGACCTTCTTCTCTAAGTTCCACTAATCTTTCCGCTTCCTCTTTTTCAGCTTCTAATGAACGTACCATGGAATTGAATTGTCCTGCCATTACTTCTGCTTGAATTATTGTGTTTTGTCTGATTGCAAATATTTTTTCTTCGGCTTCAAGAACATCTAAAGCAGCCTGTTTTCTAGCTCCTTCTCCACCTTGTCCTCCCATTGCTTCAATTTGTTTCCTTCTATCAACAAGACCTTGGGCTGCGGTGTCTCCTCGTGCTGCTGCATCCGCCACGGATCTAGTAGCTGCTGATGCTTCTAAACCTTCTTTTAATCCTGTAATATTTAAAACAAAATTAGCTATTCCTGCTCCAAGTGCATGTAACTGAGTTATGGCTAAAGACATCTCACTACCAAGTAAACGTGTAGTTTCACCAAATTTTTCCAGATTTTTAACTCCATCTTCTCCGATGCGAGTAGTCATTAATTGCATGGAAGCGTTGAAGGCTGCTGTCTTTCCTTCTGATTGTTCTATTAGTTTTATTCGTGCTTCCTCGGCTGAACCTTGTAAACCTAATGAATCTGTTAAAGCCTGACTGTTTTGGGTAAATGGACCCATAGCTTTACCTAATTCGCTCATTGCTGTTAGAGCTTGGTTTATTGATTGAACTAACGCTGTGGCTGCGATACCTCCAGCAAATCCACCCATCTGTCCGAACATTCCACCGATACCACCACCTAAAGCTCCTGCTGCTGCGGTTACTGGACCTTGACCAAATAACAGAGGAAAACCACCACTTATCATCGCACTTTGTGTGTCAAACCTTCTTCCTAAATTTCTAAACGTATTTGGACTAGATCCTGCTGGACCTGCTAATAATTTTCCTGTTCTTTTGTCAAAGTTAAGCCCCATGCTAGTTGGGCCCATTGCTGGACCTTGCATTGGCTGTTGTGGTCCAAATTCTGCTGCTGAAAATCCTGTAGGAGCACCTCTCAGCTTTTTAAGTCTTTTGGCTTGCTCTTCATGAAACGCTGGCGAGCCTGGTAAAGATTTAAAACCTTTAATGGGCATAGCATTAGCTTTAGCTATACGGAGTGCCTCTTTGTTAGCTGCATCGTAATAAGCTGGCGATCCAAATATATCTTTAGATCCCCTTACTGGTACTGCATTTTGTTTTGCTACATCTAATATACTTTTCGGAGATCCTGGAAGATCCTTACTTCCTAAAATGGGCGAGCTACCAAAACCCGTTTTCTGTCCCATAAAAGATAGTTTTGGGCCAAACATACCCAAATCTTTAGTTTGGGGAAAAGCCTCTACTCCGCTAAGACCTAAAGGTGTTCCTCGACCCAAGGAAGTTAAGGATGAAGTCGGACCTTGTTTCGTTAAAGATAATTGTTTTGCTTTTTCGCCTGTTACTTTTTTCTCTAAAGCTAATTCCTTTTGAGTATCAAGTATAACTTGTTTTGCTGCCAGATTATGCTTCTTGGCTACATCCAAGTCTCCTTCGCCAGCAGAAGTAATTGATTTATACAGGTGCTTTTTTATTTCTAACTCTCTTATTTCTTTTGCATCTATGGCAGATCTCATTTTTTTATATTGAGTCTCTATACCTATTCTTTCGTTAACTATTCTTGTCTTTGCTATTTCGTGTTTTAGCTGTTTTTCTGAATCTGTTAAAGCTGCTTTAGAACCCTTGTTTGTTTTCTGCCCAACTTTGCCAATCTCGCCCTTTATTGTCTGTAAGTCTTTTTTAACTTGTTGGGTATTTAATTTTATATTTACACTATATTCTGATGCCACTTACTCTTACAGAATAGATTAATATTAAAAGTTTAGCGTATTTTGCGTGTTTGGGCTTGTCTTTTTGCTTTTTCGTAGGCTTCGTTTTCTCTTTCAGTTTTTAAATCAAAGTAGGCACTCCATCCATATAGCTCTTCAACAGACATTTTATTTCTCAGTTCCTTTAGTGTATAACCAAGAGTCTCTGCAATAAAAAACTGAAGATAAGTAAAGTTATCGTCTTTTAGTTTAGCTTTTTACGGCATCAGGAGTAGCCTCCTCGCCCACTCCCTGCATTTTAGTCATCATGTCCAAAAGAATTGACATTGGTATTTCTCTTCTTAGTGCAGGTAAATCGGCTGCTGTAAACATTTTTGCACCTGCCTCATCTTCAGCCTTAGTTACAATAACCTGTAGTGCAAAATCAAGACTACCTTCTTCTTTGCCTTTGTTCATGGCTATTAGTGTACTGTTTATAGTGTCTCTGTCAGCTATCGTAAGTGGCGACCAAAATATCTTTAATATAACCTCTTCGCCCTTTAAAATAGAGTAACTACTGCGTTCTTGGACACTAAAAGCTGCTTTTAGCTTGTCGATTGCTCTTGCTGATGACATAAAAAATTGTATCTATTCTTGTAGTATAACTCAAACTACCTATTTAAGCACTAGGCCCCTTGTGCATTGTGTAACCTCGTTTAGGTTTGAAGCCAACTATCTTAAATCCATTATTAATATCTTTTTCTAAAAAATGATTACCTAGGTAAACATAATACCAAAAAGGAGTATTAGGTTTTGGAGTTGTTTTACGCTTTTGAGCAAATAAATCTTCATACATCTGCCCTGGCTCGTAAGGACTTGTCATAGCATTAATTACAAATCCTGCATATTCGGCTTTGTTACCTACATAAAGTGTTTTTACTAAAGAAGTGTATATAGGTTTATGCCTTTTTGCTGCACCACGACTTGTTTTTTCAGCAGCATCAGGATTTTTTCTAGGTATTGAAGGAACTACAGGGGAACCTTTTATCTGCCAAGCGGTATTAAATGTTCCAGTAAACCATGGACTTCGATTTTGCAGGGAGTAATGAATTTCGGAGGCTGCCTCTGCTCTGCCCTTAACAATCAGAGCAGCTAAGTCATTTGGTAAATGTTTTAAATCTTTTACTCTACGCATTAGCTGTAAAGTCGCAACTTACGACACTCATAAAGTGACTCTGATCTTCAGTAACTACAGATGACGGTCCACTAATTTCACGCACTCTGGGAGATACCGAGAAAGTGTCGGAGTAATTAGCAGCATTTACTGATGTCATTCCATCAATTACTGATTCAGATATTGCAGCAGCTACCGCACTACCTTTATTAGAGGGTGTCATAATCGCACATCTTATTGTTCCTTCGTAGTAATCAACTGCTGCACCCTGAAGCTGATTAGTAGATTGCGTAAAATCTAAATTTACCATCACATATTTTTTGTTTTTACCTGGAGTTGTAAAGGGCATATTATCGAATACAACTGTTACTGTATTGTCCGCAGTAGTAACTGCATTTTTTATTGCGGTTTCAAATGCTGCTCTTGCGTTTACTAAGGTCATCAAAAAATAATGTCTATACGGAATAGATAGTCAGAACCACCCTTAAATGTTCTGATGTCTGTTATTTTAGCCACTCTGGTAGACCCAGAAAAAGTTAACGATATTTCATCTTGCAGTAGTGGTTGACTGTCTCCAATTAGATCAGGAGTTATAAGTAATCTCGCAGTATTTTCCTGAAAGCCTGACTCTTCCTTAGAATCAATAAACTGTAATATTGCTTTTACATTGTAGGTTACATCTTGAGTAACAAAAGATCCCGTTGAAGGATTATAAGTTGGGTTTATTTTTCGAGTATAGGTAATATCTGTCTCCAGAGAGTTACCAATGTCTTTTAAAACTTGTTTTGCTGCTTTAGCAAATACACTGTCTAACTGTCCTGCCATTATCCTCTAACTACCCTCATTTGATAAGTTCCTGCTCCTCCTAGCATATACGCTCCAAGATAACTTTGTAACCATGGGTAAACATCTAAAATGTTATTTACTGAACCTACTCCCTGACTATCTGTGTTGTATTTAACGTGCATATCTCCTATTTTAACTTCTGAAAAATTACCTTCTGTAGCCAAAGTTCCAGTTATCGCACCAGTATCATTTGCTAAAGCTCTTGCTAGTTCATATTGTGCATACTTAATATTGTTTGGAATAGTGCTACAGGATAATTCCACTCTATCTACTTGGTAATTTGTTCTTGGAAATTTTAATGCCTGATCTTCGTCACATCTATCGCCTTGATATACAAAAGTATCAATCCATCTTGTAGCTGCTATTAGTGATCTATTCTTTTGATCGTCTGTTTTATTATCCCAGGTAGAAGAGTCTGGTACAGTTTCAAAATATGTATTAGCTTCTGCCAATGTGACATAACTATTGGCAGTTTCACTTTTTATAGTTGCATTTATGGTAGCTGCCACGATTAATAAAGTAATTTAGTTTTATTGTAGCGTAAAGAAAAAACCCCACCAATAATTGATGAGGCTTTTTACTGCTTTGCAACTTAATAATAATATTAATAAGTTGAAGTGTCTAGAGGAGAGTTAACTGTTAACTGAACTAATGGGATCAAGTCAGCATCGTATGTGATAGCCCACTTGTTAGCTGTTGCTAAGTTTGCATTAGTTGGGTTATCAGCAGCATCATTCCACTTAGTACCCATAACGTGATACGCAGTGTGATAATCAACAGATAGAACATCTTGCTTAGAAAGAATGTTTCTTTC